CGCAAAGAGATCCTCAAGAAGATGGCGCCGAAGGAGAACGGTAAGTCGTATCACCCGTACTATGGTTACGAGCTGACGGACGCCGATGCCTGACATCTATCAAGTCAATGAGCGATACAGGAACCTGCTTCGCGCTCGTGAAGATTCGGCGCTCGCTGAGATGCGTAGGACGTACACGGTCCTGCAAGCAGACAACCTCCAGCGCCTCGAGGACTTGACACAGGCCATCGAGGAAGCACAGGCAGCGGGTGAGGATGTCACTGGACTCAATGACTTCCAGGTGCGACTCGCGGCACTGAACGATCAGATGGCGGCTAAGGTGTCGGAGTTCGCTCCTCGAGCGACTGACATCGCTTCGAGTGGTCAGCGAAGCGCCATCCAGCTATCGCTCGACATGCAGGAGAGTCTGGTGCGTGCCGTCGCTGGTGTCCCTGATTCGGTGAGTATGGCCATCGATCTCAACTGGAACAGACTACCCGTCGAGGCCATCACGAACGTGGTCGGCTTCGCCGCTGATGGTTCACCGCTGGCGGCACTCTACGAAGCCATCGGACCATTTGCACGCGATCACGTCACCATCGGTGTTGCCCAGGGAATGAACCCGCTACAGGTCGCTCGTCGTATGGCGCGGACGTATGAGACGCTGGCACCATCACGAGCTGCAACCATCGCACGAACAGAGATGATTCGAGCCAACCGCGAAGCACAGCGACAGACATTCGAAGCGAATCTGAGCATCGTTCGTGGCTGGTCTCGCGTGTCTGCTGGTGATGTAAACGTCTGTCCCGTATGCTGGGCATTGCATGGACAACCGAACCCTGTTGCAACAATCGTTCCATCGCATCCAAACTGTAGGTGTACGATAGTCCCAATCACTCCGACGTACGCTGAACTCGCTGGGCTCGACCCGGATGCATTCGACGAGACGCCGGAACTACCGACACGCGATGAGCAGTTTATGATGTTGACAGAAGCGCAACGTCGCCAGGTGCTCGGACCGTCACGGTATAGGATGTGGGAAACAGGCACCAGCCTATCGGACTTCGGGAAGGTTGTTCCAAACGACCTATGGGGTCCACAGGCAGTCGTTGTGCCATTGAGGGATTTATGATGCAGACACTGGTGAACTTCGGGAGTGCAATCAAAGCGGACGACTCCGGTCGTGTGCGTGGTTACCTGGTACGCTTCGGCGGTCAGGACCTCGAGGGCGACTACTTCACGAAGGAGACCGACTTCGGTCGACCGATGAAGTCCGGCGATCGTGTCCCGATGAACTTGTACTATCATCACGGACAGGACCGAACAATCGGGAAGTCTCGCATCGGTACCGGCTACATCACCATGGATGAAAAAGGTCTCTGGTACGAAGCACAGGTCGAGATGGCTGATGAATATCAGAAGATGATCGCCGACCTCGCAAAGTCTGGCAAACTCGGATATTCCTCCGGCGCCACTGGTCACATGGTCGAGCGCAAGAAGTCTGCCGATGGCCGATACGAAATCACACGCTGGCCAATCGGTGAGGCATCGCTCACGCCGACGCCGGCGGAACCGATGAACATGGTCAAGTCGCTGAAAGACATGTATGGCGAGATGGATGGAGAAGGCATGGAAGAAGAAGAGATGATTATCCCTGTCGCGCCAGGAGAAGACGTTTCGACATTTGTCGAGTCTGTCTACGGCGACCTCGACAAGGAGATGGTCCACGAAGGACTCGAGGCGCTCTACGAGCGTCTGTGTGCTGGTGTTACAGCTGCATATGACAGTGGACTCGGCAGTGGACATGTGGATGCCATCATCGATGCATTCGCCAACCGTGCGAAGGAACTGAACAGCAAAGTGAAGGACCCGGTCGCTGAAGCGCAAAGCCTGAAGGCTATGCTCGAGCGTCCTACGTCCATCCGTGAAGTGGAGCGACGCCTGCGGGATGCAGTCCGTCTCTCACGTAGCGAGTCGACAAGATTCGCAAAAACCATCTGGGCTGAGCTTGGAGAGCAAGCGGTCGAGACGGAAGAAACCATCGTCGAATACTCGAGCGATATCGAGGAAGCGAAGTCCGCTCTCCTTCGTGAGCTCATGATCTTGGAGTTAAGTCAATGACAATCGAACAACTCGAAGGACAGCGCCAGTCTACAATCGCTGCCGCTAAGGAAGTCCTCATCAACGGTGGAGATATGGCCGAAGCCACTCGCCTCCATGCAAATGCAAAGTCCCTCTCTGAGCGCATCGAGATGCTCAAGGAGTTCGGCAATGTTCCTGCTCCTGTCACTTCTGAAGCGCCTAAGGCTGAGCCATGGAAGTCCGGCGGTGTAACCCGTAACCCATTCCCTGGTACTCGTGAAGAGGCAAACTTCAAGGCATACGCCTTCGGACAGTGGGTCCGTGGCGAAGTCCTTGGAAATGCTAAGGCTGCACGATGGTGCGCTGAGAATGGCGTCAAGGCACAGACCGAAGGCGACAACGGACAGGGTGGATTCACTGTTCCTGAAATCGTTTCGTCCAGCCTGATCTGGCTCCGCAACGAGTACGGTGTAGCACGTCGCTTCAGCCGCATCTATCCGATGACATCCGATGTTCTCAATGTCCCGAATGCATCGACTTCGACCACGACTTATTATCCTGGTGAAGCCACTGCAATCACTGCCTCCGACATCGCATTCACGCAGGTCGCACTCGCAGCCAAGAAACTCGCCATCCTGACCATCGTGTCCAAGGAACTCAACGAGGATACCGTCATCGACTTCGGTGCTACTTTGGCACAGGACTTCGCATACGGTCTCGCACTCGCTGAAGACGCAGCTGCATTCCAGGGCGACGGTACTTCCACCTATGGCTCCATCACTGGAATCATGCCTCGCATCAAGGCTCTCTCCGGAACCTTCTCGAGTATTGCCTCCATGGTTGTTGGACCATCCGGCTCACAGACCAACCTCTCGAGCTTTACGCTCGCGAACTTCCAGTCCATGGTCGGCAAGCTTCAGCCATACGCCACGAACCCACGCTGGTACATGCACAAGAACGTGTTCTACAACGCTGTCGCAGACAAGTTGATTGCACTCTCTGGAAACAGCATCATGGACATCCAGAATGCATACGGTCCTGAACCAACACTGTTCGGTATTCCGATCTCGTTCGTTCAGAACATGCCAAGTGCAACCGGCGTATCCAAGACGCTCGCAGTCCTCGGAGACCTCTCCAAGGGTGTCGCGTTCGGCGATCGTCGTGGTGTTACGGTGGAAGTTTCTGACCAAGTCAAATTCGTGGAAGACGCATTGACCTTCAAGGCAACCGAGCGCTATGCGTTCAACTGCTTCGACGTCGGAAACGTGGATGCAACCGTCGCGAATCAGGTCCCTGGTTCCATCATCGTTCTCCAGGCTGCCGCTTCGTAGGCTGTCTGACTTCGCAGTCAAGGGGAGCGGGATACCATTCCCGTTCCCTTTTTGTTTTACTAGGAATCGCTCATGCCATACACACGGACACAAGCACTTGAACGCCTCGCATGGATGGTCGCATCCGACCAATATCCACAGCTGGATTCCACTGCGCTTCAGCAGCTCGTCGACGACCACGCACGCTGGTCTGTCTGGACTGCTTCTACAGCCTATGTCGTTGGCGACATCGTGATTCCAACCGTCGCGAATGGCAGACTCTATCAGTGCGTTATCGCTGGGACATCGAGCGCCACCGAACCACAGTTTCCGCAGTGGACGCAGACGCTGAACTACACGGTGAACGATGGAAGCGGAGACCTCCTGTGGCAGGACATCGGTCCAGCCAATAACGAACGCTACGACATCCGTGCAGCTGCGCGACAGGGATGGATTCGCAAAGCATCGAGCATCACGCATCTCATCGATGTCAAGGATGGTCAAGTCGACGCGAAGATGTCCGCACTCCGTGAGCATTGTCTCGACCAGGCTAAGCGGTATTCGCCAATGGTGTTCGTATGATTCCGGCGCCATACGTTACCGCGCTCAAAGTCGCGCTCGCGAACTACGCCTACAGTGACCGTGTGCAGATCTGGCGAAATGTGAACCAGTCTGACGGCATTGGAGGCATCAGCCAACACTGGATACAGGTGGCTGAGATTCGCGCCACAATCGCAAACACAGGCGACAGTGAAGGTATTGTCGGCGGCATGATTGAACAGGCTGGCACATGGACACTGACGTGTTCACCTGAAGTCGAAGTCAAGGCCGATGACAGGATATACACATCCGGGAATCCGCAGAACCTCGCGCCATACTACGAAGTGATCGGAAGCGATTGGGGACACTCGAACGAAGTCAGTCAAACGATTGCGCTCCGCTCAAGGTCAAACGGTTAACCGACTGCGTGATGCGAGATGTCCGACTGTGCCACCATATTAGAGTGAAGATGTACAGTGGAGTGATGGTATGACATTAGAGGTCGTTGTAGCGCTGATTGGACAACTTGTCCTGGTATTGGGGGCCGTCATCGGAACCTATACCAAACTACAGGTAAGCATCAATGTGCTAACAGTGAAGCTCGAGAACGTGAATGCCACTCTTTCTGGACAAGCGCAAGAAGTGCGACGCATCGAGGAACGCCTCGGTAAACTCGAGAGCCGTGTCGCGATGATAGAAGGATCACTACAAAGATGAACAGCATATCAATCAAGAGACTCGTGGTCGTTGTTGTGGTGGCATTTGTAGCTGCATTCACCAGCGTTTTCGGCGATGGCATCCGTACCACTGAAGCGAAGGATGTGACCGAGCTGGGGGCAGTGATGGCATTGTATGGCTCAAAGGCGGTAGCGGCTGGTGTCTCCGCTGCGGTGTCTAGTGTGCTGGCTTTCCTCACGATGCCGTTCAAGGGTGTTGAGGCTAACAGTTTGAAGGTGGGCAAATGAACCTGCAAAATTACAGACTGGAGCCTAACCCGAAGAGCCCCGGTGATTGGATTGTCTTTGGTGACATCACCGACGATGCTGGGAATATTCTCGGCACGTTTGGTGAGAATGGAACGTCCGTTTTTGGTTGGTGGGTTACACAGGATGCACAGTTTCAACAGAACTACAGCAACCAGTTTGCCGTTGTGATGGCTCAAGAAATCGTAGCGGGGACAGCTGAATAATGGCAACTTATTACGTTCGACCCGATGGTTCTGATACAAATACAGGTCTTGGATCTACAACTGCACTTGCTTGGGCTACATTCGGCAAAGCATTCGCATCTGGTTCTCCAGTTGTTGGCGGTGACACTGTTTATATTGCTCCCGGTGTTTATGTCGAAGCAATCACCATTGCTGCAACATCCCCAACATCTGAAGTGAATATTATTGGCAATCCTACTGCTAGTCAGTTCAGCGGTGTCACACCGGGATTTGTAAGGCTTACTGCTTACAATGCAGCTGGTACTGCTGTGACATTTAGTGGGAACACCATTTTAAGAGGTAGTTCCAAAAACTATTACACGTTTCAAAATATACATTTTGATGGAAACTATTCATCGGGAAATGTTGGGCTTGTATATTTTTCAACATCAAGATATGTGAAGTTTATAAATTGTATATTCACAAATGCATCCTCTCCGGGGCATAACAATACAACTGGTGTTCTTACACTCACAGCAGCATCTTCAACAGCAGGCGACTTTTTGGTGGAGAGGTGTAGTTTCGGAAGCACATTGTCTAATAATTTATGCCTAGTCGGAACTTCGGTATTGGCAGATACAACCACAGTAAAAGACTGTTTATCAGTTAGTGGACGTTTCATGTTCAATGCCATAACGGCATCAGTTTTCAACTGCACTGTTGTAGGGTCTATAGTTGATGGCATTGCTCAAACCAGTGGTAGTTCAAATGCTTATCTAACGGTTAGAAACTGCCTGCTTATAAACAATTCAACTGGTGTATCCGGCACATCAACAAGTACTTGTGAGCAAACATATTGCAGGTTTGCTGGTAACACTACAAATATCACTAACTTTCCGACATCTGTGACGAGTCAGACAACGGGAAATGCTGGGGTTGATGTTGGGTATACATACCTAAATAGATTAAACGTATTGCCACATTTTGCGTCATATCAATCAAGCCCGAATATTGCATTTGGTACTGCGACAGGTGCGCCATTAGTTGACCTTTATAATGTAAGTTGGTCAGGGATATCACCTGATGCTGGAGCCATTACATTAGGGTCTTTTACTGGTGCAGGTTATTACATACCAACAGACCGGAACGCCTCAACAATCACAATCGCTCCCGGCTCAACTTCACAGTCCATCGAGCTCTATCTAGGTGCTACAGGTCTTACAGCCTCCACAAGCGGTCTATCAGCCCGTTACAACCGCACAAGGACTGCTTCTGTATCTATCCCTCTAGTAGCTCGTACAATCGCTCAGGTGTGGACTGCTGGTGGCTTTGCCGAGGTAGACGCAACCAACATGCCGGGCGTGTATCGCTTAGACGTACCTGATGCTGCTTTGGCTGCTGGTGCTGATGACGTTACTATCGTGGTGCGTGGTGCAAGCGGTACTAACGGTGCGGTGATGACAGTCAAACTGAGCAGTGGTGGCTTGACATCTGCACAGACGGCATCGGCTGTCTGGGGTGCATTGACGAACGACCACACGACTCACGGGACATTCGGATGGAACGTCCTTCGTGCAGATCAGGACTCGAAGGAAGGTCTCGTCACACTGCATCAGTCTGGTGGAGTCTCTCGTGTGGATGCTGACATACATGCGATCGCGAACGACACCGACGCCGCCACGGAACTCAAGGGTGCGCTCCTTCACAATGGCACAGACTACATCTCCGCAGATCTGTTGACGCCAGTGTCAGCTGCAACGAGCGTACACATCGGGCCTTATCAACTCCTGGCTGATGGCCTTGGAGCAGACCAGCCGCTCGATGTTAATGTCGGCACAGCGACGTCCATCGATGTCCAGGTAACGGACGCCAACGGCACTGGTATCGACATCACTGGTGCAACAGTATCGGCGAAGGTATACAACAGCGGTGGAACACTTGTGGCGACCTACAATGGCACTGCGACGTATGCCGACAATGGGCGCCTGTCATTCGGACTCACGACTACGGTGACCGCGACGTCTGGCACGTACACTGTAACTGTGACCAGGACAACAGGCGCAAGCGACACGCAAGTTTTCGGACCATTGAAACTCTATGTGAGGCCAGTATGAGTGTGAACATCATCAACATCACCGAGGACCCGGAGCAGGTCGTTCAGGTGGCTGCATGGGTCGGTGACTGGCATACATTCGTCGTGCGTCTGGTCGATGAGAACGGCTCACCGATTGACATCACGACAGGCACATTGTCGGCCACGTACACGAACGCTGCGACAGGAGTGGCATATTCCTTCGTGTCTGGTTCCGTAACGCTCACGAAGTCAATGGCGACACAGGGAATCGTGACGGTGTTGAATCCGAACGCGTACCCGACAGCAGCTGTAGTTCGCTTGACATTGACGCTCACCGTATCGACCACGGTGCGACGCTTCGGTCCACTGCTCATCGAGGTCCTCGCTCCGTGACAGTCAAGGTCGACCTGTCTGGCTTCGACGATGCTCAGCATCGTTTTCGTGTGCTGTCTGTCTGGCTTCAGGAGACGGCGGCGAAGGCCATGCGCCTGATGATTGCATCGATGACTGGTCAGAAGTCTGGTCGGGTTTACAAGATCGGGAAGAACAGGACGCATCAGGCATCCGCGCCAGGACAAGCACCAGCTGTCCTCACAGGCGCTTTGCGTTCGTCCATCACTGTCGGTCGCGTCAATGACTACGAATACATCGTGAGCATCGCGGCGCCATACGGGAAGATTCTCGAGTTCGTGAAGAACAGACCATTTGCGATTCCTGCATCCGATAAAGCATGGGCGGCATTCACGAGCGTCGTGAGGAGATACTTCAATGGTTGAGAGTCTAGTCGTCGACGAGTGGATCTATGACACGCTCACAGCAGATACGACGCTCCAGGGACTGCTGGCGGTGGACAATCGCGCACCGAACTACCAGCAGGGAATCTACCTTTATCTCGCTCCTGAGAAGGACCCGATATCCCTCAGGCAGCCACAAGTGCCATATATCGTTGTGCGTCACACTGATGCAGGCCAGACTGATGAACAGTCGCTGTGTGGCGGTCGTATCGTGACGACATCAAGCCATCAGGTGTGGTGCTGGGATACACAGTCCGGCGCTGTATCAATGGCACGCATCAAGGCCATTGTGGACCGTATCGACACGCTTCTAAACAAGCAGACAGTCGATTCGACCACACCTCCATTTTTCTTGAATCGGTCGAGCGTGAGCTCTTCAGTAGACGTGAGCCAGGATGGTCGCGTCGACAATGGCATATCACAATTGTATGTCGCCACAATAACTCCATAGAGGTATCTTTCACATGGCCCGTCCACTTCTCGCAAAAGACGTAACACTCACAATCACTTTCACCGCAGCTGCACTCACGGGTGACACGACTGCACTTCCGACAACGACCGCAACCAGCATCGTCTGTCTGGCAAAGTCGTTCTCCTCGACTGTTTCACAGAACATGGTCAACGCCACGGCATTGTGCGCGGTCTACGAAGCATCCCTTCCGACGACACAAACCGGAACAGTAAACCTCGAACTCTATATCGACAATACCACCGGACCTCTCTTCCAGAGCAAAGTCGGATTCGGTTGTGAGATTGATGTAGACTTGGATGGTGCTGCATCTGTTGCTGGTAACGTCGTCAAGTACTTCGGCATGGTTACTGAGGCAGGACTAAGTCTAACCCCAGAGGAGACACAGACCGAGACCGCGACCATCAAACTCGGTGTGAGCGGAATCACTGGTCTGTCAGGATCATAATGAGTTCAATCTTCGACGCCATTCCTAAAACAGAAGGTCGACCGAATCACAGTGTCGACATCGAGCGCTTCATCGGTGCACCTGGTTCATTTATATTCCGTGAACCGAAGGCCGCTGATTTGTTTCCTCGACCTGAAGTCCAGAAGGCGTTGAAGATTGCATTCCCGGAGTTCCCGGACCAGATGCTCCAGATTCTGATGATCATGGCACGATGCTATGTGATTCAGCCTGGAGACGGTGAAATCAATCCATCGCGTCGGTTTGCACAGCTCGCTCGAGACCGCTCGGACATTTACCTCTACGTGGTCGGAGAGTTCGCCAAAGCATTTCCGATTGACATCGATCAAGCGGTGGACGAAGTCCCAAACGACTAGGCGGGGTGGCGCAGAAGATACTCTACTGTTCAGTGAGGCATCTGAAGCGTCATCCCAGCGAGACCGATTTGAGCCTGGACGAGTTCGCCGAAGTCGCATGGGCTGGCGAAGTCTGGGAAAATCAAATTGTTGAAATCGTCAAGGCCGTGATGTCGGTGCTGGCGAAAAGGACTATCTAATGGCGCTTGGCATCTTCGACATCGTTTTCAAAGTTACAGGCGCCGGCGATGCTGTTGCGGCACTGAAGAACATCAAGACCGAAGCGAAGTCTGCGGCTGATGGTCTTGACAAAACCAAGGATAGTACAGCGGCTCTCGCAGGTCAGGTCAAAGGCCTGCTTGTTGGTGGTGCTGTTGTTGGTTTCGCGAAAGGTGCGCTCGATGCAGCTGCACAATATGATTCACTCACACGCGCTGTAGCGACAACTGTTAGCACAACAGACGAACTTACTGCACAGATGGGGCGCCTTGAACAAATCGCCGCACTTCCAGGTATTAACCTCGAACAGTCCATCCGTGGATTTGTTGGCCTTCGTTCGGTCAAACTCAGCGCTGGAGAAGCTGAACAAGCATTAAAGGGAATGGCGAATGCCATTGCCTCAACTGGTGGTTCTGCTGAAACACTCGCTCAGATGACCAAGGGTATGACAGACATGGCCGCGAAGACGAGCGTTTCACAGGAAGAAATCAACCAGCTCGTCGAAGCCAGTGCTGTCGCAGGAAACGCCATCGAGGCGGCATTCGGTACGCGAAGCGGTGAAGCCATCTCAAAGATGGGATTTACTGGTGCACAGGCTGTTCGCAAGATTGCAGTCGAACTTGGCAAATTGCCACAAGCATCGGCTGGTATTCAAACTGCAATGGATAACGTTGGTGATGCGACGTTCCGCTTTAATGTGGCACTAGGCAATATTGTTGCTTCATTCCTTGCGGCATTCGGGCCAGAGATTATCAAGAAACTGGAACAGGCAACCAATCTTTTAAAAGTGATGGCAACCGAAGGCACCGCACTTAACAACGTGATGAAAGCATTGATCGCTCTCGCTGTTGTTTCGTTCCTTGCTGACATGGTTGTCCAGTTCAATGTTGTTGCCAAAGCTGTTATGGGCGCAGTTGCAGCGATTAAGGCATTAAATGTCGCAGTGCTGATTGGTAAGGCAGCCGCGAATCCTGCCCTTGGAATAGCGGCGATGGCAGCTGCCGCAATTGCCGGATTTGGTGCATATAAACTATTCGACGAAATTGACAAGGCCGGTAAGGCTGGCAAGATGACTGTCGAAGCAACTGGCGGTAAAGCAGGTGAACTGACTCCTCCTGCCGTCACTGATATAGGTAAAGCAGCCGACACAGCTGCTGGTGCTGCAAAGTCGACCGAAGGCAAGGGCGGAGGCGGACTCATCGGAACCATGGTCGCCATCGCTGAATACGCCGCTAGAATGCAGGCCGCATTCGTCGACATGGCGAAGTCGATGGAGGGGCACCTCTTTGAGATCGCGAAGAACACTGGTTCGACCAGGGACCTGCTCGACCTTCGGAAACAAACATTCGGAGGCGGACGCCTGGGCGCCATCGGTGTCACAGCGTCAGAGATCGCGACGGCTGGAAACAACCCGACGAATGTCGGTGGCGTGGGAATCATTCCACAGACGCTCATCCCTGCGAGCACAGATCTGGAACGCTCGATGCGGAAGATGATGATTCAGGCTGGACGACAGAATCTGGTCACTGAGATGAGGAGAATCTAATGGCGACAAACTGGCCACTGTTGGTCGAAGTCGACTGTCCTGAGCCACGTCCTGACCTCGGACGCGTGTGTGTCGGTGCTGATGGAACCTGCTGGGACCGACAGTATTCGACTGGATGGTTTGACAATGTGACGAACACGTGCATGCCTGCGCCTCTCCCTGTTACTGAAGCATGGTCCAGTAATTACGCTGGACTCTATGCTCGTGTGCCACGAAGCGCCTACACGCTCATCACAGGCTCGATATGGAAGCAGATGGAGATAAACGCGGCAGGTGATTATTACCTGACTGCAACGTCTCTCGGAACAGCAAACACGCAGTGGGTTCAGACCACGGCGTCGTATGGTGTCAATCAGGGATGGTATATTTCCGCCTATGTCCCGAACTGGGTCGATGCTTCGCCACTGCCTATCCTTCGCGTTCAGTGGGGCTATGGCGGAGCGAACACTGTCGAGCTGGTATTCCGTGCGAATGGTTCCTGCATCGTCTATAAGAACGGAATCCAGAAGGGCGTCTATGACCAATCAGACACGAACAAAACGCCAGGACGAAGCGTCGCGAGCGCCAGTGCTGTAGGACAGCGCAACATCGCGATAATGATGATTCCGTTCAAGCGTCGCGAGCTGCTGGTGACATCGACATTCGGCGCCAACTTCTCACACCTCTTCGAGGATGTGAACGACTCTCCTGGACAAACTATCGTGCCATCCGGAAGTTTCGCATGGCGTGTTCCATATGGTCGACCAACGGTCCAGATTGCACCGATAGCATTCGAGGAGACTGGTGTCTTTTACTCGAAGCCAATCAAACTCCGATATCCTCCTCCGACGGGAGCGACCTTCACGGGCACTGTCTGGTCTGATGTGGCTGGAACTTCGACCGGGACCATTACAGAAGCGGTGACGCTGGTCGATACTGGAAACTCACCATACACACCAGATGGAATCATCGACACAGTGCGCCTAAAACTTACGGTGACCACTCCATCGCCATACACGAAGACGTCTGGTGTGGCGGCAGCCATGGCCACATATACGCCTGCTGCGACAGCGACAGCAGATGAACCCGTGGACATCACAGAGTACATCGATGACCTCACGCTGTCTGTTGATGAGACATCGAGAACGACGCTTCGCATGACAGCGAGACGTGCGGCACTTCTAGCGGCAGGCGTTCAACAGCCACAGATCACCAGCGACCGACCGATTCGTGTGGCGATCTCTGACAGCGCAACGCCGACACCTACATACATCGACATCTTCCGCGGAACACTCGCTCCTCCACAGATTCAGTATGAGCAGGCTGACCTGTCACTGAACTTCTCAAAACTTCAGTTTGAAGGACAGGACCGCTCACGCGACTTCGAGCTGTATTACTTCCAGGACGGAATCCTCTACGACGGGTACACAGGCGAGGATGCAATCGGCGACATGATGACACTGGCTGGATATCCTCCCGCCACTTATCTCGAATACAACGACGCGACAGGGACAGAGATCTCGCGAAGTCCAGACATTGCTCGTGGTTATTCGTCCTTC